GGCCTTGGATAGAGATATATCTCAATATCAGGAAACGTCATGTTGACCCACATAACTTGTGGGAACGTGGACGTAACGGTCTTAACAGCAATACCGTTGTACTGCTGTTGGTTGATCATTTTAATGCCATACGACACGCCACTAGGCGCTTTGAAGTATGTTGCATCATCTAGCAAAATGGGACGGTTGCCCACAAAGTCACCTGTTGGGCCAAGAGTGCGGCTAATAAAACTTGCAGGCCAAGTAAAGACTTGATCTTCTGTGCAAAACACCGACAAACGCTCAGTGTTCCAACTGTCAATCATTTGATTGAGCGCCATCAAGGCGTCTTCTGACGTGGCCGCAGAGGGCGTTTCACCTTCAGCAAGCACGCCAAGGAGCCGAAGCGCCCGATTGATTTGATCGCCAGCGGTGTACGTTGTCATGCTTAGACCTCTTCAGTAGTCACTTTTCTACGGCGTTTAACTTCCAGCACGTTCACAGGAGCCGCTTCAGGTTCAGAAGACGTATCTGGATTATAGCGAGTCCAACCATTTTTTTCATCTTCTTCAGCCTCTAAATCCATTGTGGCAACTTTAGCACCATGGACAGGGTGAATCATTGTAATGTTCATAGTAGAAAGGGGGTGATTAGCCCCCTTTTGGTTAGGATGCTACCAATGGAACAGAATACCATTGAGTAGTAGAAGACGCTACCAACAATGAACTGGTAAGGTTTGTTATGCTATATGCACCGTTAGCCGCAACCGCATTGATTGCCCCGCCAGTAGCGGGATAAATATTCAACGCGCCAGCAGCGGTGTTTTTAACAATGATCACCATACCAGCTACCGCTGTGGGCAAAATCACACCTTTAGTACCGTCTGCCGCCGAAACGACATTGATACCTTCAGCTAGTGCAGCAGCAGTGGCTTGATTAGTTCCAGCCGCTGCAACAGAAGCAACAGGCAGGCGAATAGCGCCAGTTGACGTGCCGGTTAAATTGCCGGTTAAATTGCCGGTTATGGTTGTAGCAGTTACCGTTTGCAACGCTGACGCGCCAGTAACGGTTACGCTTTCAAATTCAGGATCGCTATACGCGACTCCTACAGCTTTTGTATTTGGCATAATTGTTCCTTTTAAAAATGAGGGCCGAAGCCCCCATTGTTTACTTCAAGAAAGCCGAGTAAGCCGCGTCGCCGGTACGCACAAAACGGTATGTGTGCGCGCCGTGACGTGGAACGGTCACAGAACCAAAGATCGTAATGCCAGTGCCTGTTGTGACAGGAACGGTAGACGATGATCCGGAATTGTTGTCGTTACAAATTGTCAACTCAAAAGCAGAGCCAACTTTTGCGCTAGGAACGGCTGCATCGAGCAACGCTGCTGTGGGCAGAGTCACGGTCAATGTAGCATCGCTGCCTTTGTTGCAAACAACCAAACCAACAACTACTTGATCAGCGGTCAACGTAGTGTCGCCGGTCAAGGTTGTGGGAATAGTTTGAACCGTCATTTGTGCTTCAAGCAAGTTGCCGTCGCCAAGCTGGTAGCCACCAGCGCCATTAGGTAATGCCATGATAATTTCCTTAAAAAGATGTTAAGACAAACGGGGCCAAAGCCCCATTTTGATTAGCCCCAAATGCGGCAGCCCATTTGTGGGCGGATTGTGCTAAAGCCATACAAAACGTCAATACGGCAAGGCATACGGTCATTGTTAATATCGTACTGGCGCACGACACGCAAAGAGATACCGTTGTGAACAGCACGAGCAGCCATGTCAACGCCTTGTGGCAACAACAAGTCAGCAGTGGCAAACGTGATCGCATCTTTGTGATAGACCAAGTTCTGAGCGTACTGGCTAGAAGCAGCACCAACGAACACAACGGCCTTACCAGCGGTAGGGAAGCTGTCCACGGTGGCCAAAGCATTGGCAGAAGTGTAGATAGGAGCAACAGTCACAGTGATTGCAGTGCTAACAGCAGTTGCATCAGCCAAAGCTACAAACTGGAACAACGAACCAGTGGATTCACGGGTCTGTGGGTTCACAGCGAAGCAATCAGCAACAGTGAACACGTCACCGGCTTTAACTGTCAAGGCAGAGCCAATAGTCAAAGCAATGCTTGTAGCGCCTTGAGAAGCCACAGTGGTGGTCACGGTGTTGCCAGTAGCAACGCGTGAGCCAGTTGTGTGCTGCTTAATAGACTGAGACATGTTAACCTCGTCAAAACCCAACACGCCAGTGCCCATCATGCCGTTACGGAATTGCTTGCTGATGGTGTCTGTAGGATTGAACAGACCCTTCATGCCTTCAACCAAACCAGCGTTAGCGGCAGGGTTGACAGTGGCGTAACGGGGGGACATCACAGCTGCGTTCTCGTTCAGCTTCTGCTGGGCTTGGAGCAAGACCAAAGAAGTTGAGGGCGTAGTGCCAGGTGTACCAACGGTGTTACCGATGGTTTTGTACGCATTGGCCACGTCTGCATCAATAGAAGATGCCAACTGGCTGATACGGGGCTTTAACACACGCTCTGCGAAGTCGTCCAATTGCATGGTCAATTCAGCAGATGTGAAGTTGACACCGATGTGCTTTTGGCTGGCAACGGTCAAAGTGGTGAACTGCTCGTTGTCGTCTTGCACTTGCAAGGCGGCGCCGTCAGTTACCAAAGCGCGGTCAGGTAAACGGATACGCAGTGTAGAGCCGATCTTTGCGCCTTCAACAGCAAAAGAGTCGTCATACTGGCGGTTTACGTTGCGGGTGATCACCAAGTTGTTCTCAAGGATTTCGAGAGCCTTACGGGTGATCATGTCAATCGTTAAGATTGAATTACTCATAATAAATTCCTTTAAAAAAAGTCAAAGTTTTAGCGGTTCTGCGCTTCCCACTTCTTTATCTGTCGTTTGCGTTCGGCCTCAATCCACTGCGAATCCGTCATGGTCTTGGTAGACCTTGGATCAGTAGTGTCATAAGCCGACACTCCAGCGGAGCGTGCGGTGACAGGAGAAATCGGCGCTGGCGCAGATGTTGTTTTCTTAATCAGGGGCGTTGAAACCAATTTGGCCTCAATTTTCCCAATTTCTTTCGCCTGACCGAGTGGCGTCATGCGTGAGATTCGATCCGCTTCTTTTGGATTTGAGCCAAGGTAGTACGCTAACTCAGGCCCAATGTCCGAAGACTGGATCGTTTCAGCCATCACGTTGGTGATCGGAAGTTTAGGGTTGTAGGCGACTTGTTCAAAATCGTCGTACTTTGTCCTAGCTTCTTCTTCAAGATCGTGATAACTCTCAAGAACAGCCGATTGCTGCTTGGCCGCTTCACGTTTGGCGATCAGTTCTTCGGCTCTTTGATAGGCCAATGCTTCCGCATAGGCTTCAGGGCTTTCAAACTGGTCAACGGATGCAGTTGGCGCAGCTTTCACGATTTGCGTTTCCGCAGACCGATTTACTTGTTCTCTTTCCCACTTACGTTGCTCTCTTGCAAGGCGTTTGCCAATCATCGCGTCAATTTCAGCCTGGGAGTATTTTTTCTCCTCGGCCTGTTCAACTTGATTCTCAGCGACTTCCGGCGTACTTTCAGCAACTTCAGGTGTGGCCGTCACATCCGTGGTTGGCGCGGAGTCTACTTCCGCTAGGGCTTGGACTTCTTGAGTCATTTTTTATGAATCCTAAGATTCCTCGGTCAACTGGGCCGATACAGTTTAATCTTACACTAATTTATACAGCAACGCCTGGGAATACTCTACGCATGACAATTTTATATGTCAAGCCGTAACTACTGCCTGTGACGTTCATCTCAACTACGTTGCTGTTTAAACGCAACCATGCAGGGGTTGTGCCAGAGTAGCTACGCAATGTGCTGTTCATAATCGTACCCGCGTCAAAACCCGTGCTTTGATCGGCTGAACCCGAATAACAAGTGTATTCATACAATGCTTTTAGGTTAACTGCCGTGCCTGTGACTTCAGCCGCAGGGATTGTATAAACTGGAGTCCATGTAGCACTGGTAAGAAACCCATTGGCAGAGTACATAGTCTCGTTGCCAAAGATGACGCTACCGCCAGCTACAGGCACAGTGAGGTTTTCGCCAATTACCAAATCACGACTAGACGTAATGTCTGCGTTAATCCTTGGCAAATACAAGTTGTAAGGATACTGAAGCGTTACACCACGTTCATTAAACGCTAAAGCACTATATGTAACGACGTTAGCCGCAATGCCGCTTGTCCAGCCGTAAGGCTGAATAATAATTGGCGATCCCTCAATACTTACAAAGTTTCGGTTATTAATTTCAAAGTAAGGCGTGATGATTTCTGCCATACCGCCAGCAATGTGGAACGCACCATTGGTTGTCGTGCTACTGCCACTGTACTCAATGACGCAGTTAATGTACGTCATGTTGTTGGCGTTGGTCTGCGTAATACCACGCAAACATCCAGAAATGTACGCACGATTGACCACGACTGATGTGCAGGCAACACCCGAATTAAGTTCAAAACTTAGGCCATAGTTACATTCACCCGCAGTGTAGTTGTCAAGACCAATATAGACGCAGCCCTTTATTTCACAACCAGAACCACTGAAGTTAGTAGCTCGAATGTTGTTAAAGTAAGCGTAAGACGTACCAGTAGAAAGTATGCCGTAGGTTAAAAACGCATCTGCTTTTGTGCCGTTAGAAGTAAGAATCAGATTCTCAATAGCAAAAAACTGTTTTGTCTCAGGCTGTGGTGCAATATATTGAATGTCAAAAATAGACGCTGTTGTTGATGTGTACAACTTAAGAGTTGTTGACATATCAAAACCGCTAATCTTTTTAACAGCATCGTTTTTATTGATGACCAAAGGTGAGTTAATGCGATACGTTCCCGATGGAATAATGATCTCTACCGCACCAGAGTTAATGGCTGCTTGAATCGCTGGCTGGCTGTCTGCCACACCCGTAGGGTCTGCGCCATAGTCAAGCACATTCAATGGCGCACCAGTAATCATCGAATAAGAAACTTTTGTAAGTGCCATGTTTTACTCCGGCTGTGTAGGCCAAGTGATTGCCCAAGGAAAGCCAGACTGCGCTGGGATGTCTCTTAATGCTTGTCGGTATGTAGCCCATGCTTCCTTGTCAATTGGCGCATCAGCAACCTGTGTCCAATCGCAATCAATTAGTAGCTTGTCTCGAATTGCACGATCACGAGATGCTTGTTCTGCTGTTTTGGCTGCTGCAACTTCAGCATCCATTTGGGAGACAACATATTGTTGCAACCAAACGCCATCGACCAAAACTGGATCAACTTCATTTCGTTGCTCAGTTGCAGGGTCAAAGTAAGGTGGGTCAGTTAGTTTGAGTTTGGTCACGCCAAAACGCACAGCTTGCTCTGGTGTCAGCTTTCGGGCTAAACAAAAGTTGTCCTCATCCCACTGGGTAGGCTCAACATCAAAAATGTGGCGTACAAAAACACCATCTTTAGATTGAACGTATTTCAACATTATTTGGACTCCTTGCGTTTGGCAGTGACTCGCACTACGGCTGCTTCATAGGCTTCTTCATCATCAATCTGAGAGCGCAAAGCATCCATAATTGCGGCAACAGAGTTCATCTGCTGCATAGTAGATGCAAGCCGTTCTGCTGTGGTGTTTTTAAATTCACCTTCTGGTGCAATAGACAACAGATATGCAAAGTTAATACGATCAAAGTCGTAATGAAAATACTCTACTTCACGACCATAAATAGCGTCTGCAATAGTGTCGTATTTATATTCGGGGCTTAGTTGTGTGTAGTTCATAATTTTATATTGCTATTGAAAACGCTACACCATTACCAGTACCTGTTGGCAGTGTTGCAGGGTTACTAAATTTAGTTCCAAAGCCAGAACCACTCCAAGGGTAAGCTGACACGAATGGTGTTGTAGTATGAGCAACCGCTATTGCAGTTCCTGCTGGATTAAAGGCTACTGCATTTCCGTCACTCGCAGGTAATGTTGCAGGATTAGTAAACTTAGTTCCGAACCCTGAACCACTCCAAGGATAGGCTGAAACACGGGGATTTGAAGCATGAGAAACCGCTATTGCATCACCTGCTGGATTAAATGCTGGCTCACTACCAATGCCTGTTGGAAGTGTTGCAGGATTACTAAATTTAGTTCCAAATCCGCTACCAGACCAAGGGTAAGCAGATATAAATGGTGTATTTTGATGAGCAACGGCTATTGCAGTTCCCGTTGGATTAAAAGCCACGCCATTACCACTACCTGTCGGAAGTGTTGCAGGATTAGTGAACTTAGTTCCGAAGCCGCTACCAGACCAAGGATAGACAGATATAAATGGAGTAGTGGCATGAGCTACTGCTATTGCATCACCCGCTGAAGTAAATGCTACGTTATTACCAGTGCTTGCTGGAAGTGTTGCAGGGTCAGCAAACTTAGTTCCAAAGCCACTACTAGACCAAGGATAAGCAGATATAAATGGTGTCGTAGCATGAGCAACCGCTATTGCATCGCCCGCTGAAGTAAACGCTACACCATTACCAATACCTGTTGGCAGTGTTGCAGGGTCAGCAAACCTAGTTCCAAAGCCAACACCTGAGAATGAATAAGCAGATATAAATAATGACGAGCCATGAGCAACTGCTATTACATCACCTGCTGAAGTAAATGCTACTCCAAAACCAGTGCCGTTTGGCAGTGTTGCAGGGTCAGCAAACTTAGTTCCAAACCCTGAACTTGAAAATTTATAAGCTGAAATAAATGGTGTTGTAGTATGAGCAACTGCTATTGTTTCAATAGCAGTTGCAGTTCCTGTTTGATACAAATAGTTTGCCATCCATTTTGTTGCAGTGACTTTTATGCACATCAAAGTGTTATTTTGCAAAACACCTAGAGTTCCCGTTGTACCACCACCAAAAACAAGCGTATCTCCGCATGACACTTCAACAGAAGTTCCACTATTTTCAACTGTGAACAAAACCACTGTGCCAATTGAAAACGCCACACTGCTGTT